GCTCATTTTCATTCATAAAGGCTCTAATGTGTTTTGAGTCCATTATTGGCATACTCTCAACAAACTTAGCAATCATACCTTTATCCGTATCTCCGTCAATAGATACGATTTGTTTCATCAATCTCCAAGTAACCGTAGGTGCTACTCTACCTGATGGATAATCAGTCGCCATTCTATCCAACTCTAATGATTCACCCAATGATATTGGTTTTAATTTAATTGTATTACCACTTCTAGGTAATTTTGTTTGTAAAGTTCCGTCTTCATTAGGTTGAACATTACATTTTTTAATATTTAATTCGTCTAAAACAATTTTAGCGTCAAACTTCTTTCCTGTCTGCGGATCAGTTAACGCAACATTATATTCAGGTCCGAATGAAGTATTTCTTAGGAAGATTAGTATAGCCTCAACATCGCTATTTAATAGTTCTTCCGGTCTTAAATCTGATTCGTAAATTTTATTCCTTAGTAAGGAGATAACGATACCATCTTTACCCGAAGAATTGGCCGCTCCGATTAAGATATTTTCATCAGATGCGGTTAGATAACCGACCTTAACCGATTTCTTTTTTGATTTATAGAAAATACCACCTGTTGGTAGTTGTACCACATCATGTGGTAAAGAAAAATCCATTTGTCCGTATGTTGCACTTTGATCCATAATAATTATTTTTTAAATAATAATAGTTAGTATCTTTTTTAAGTGAACAATAAATAACGACAATAGATATAAAATAAAATCCATACACCATCATATTATGATGAATGTATGGATTTATAATTATTAAATGTATATTATGTATGATTAGTAAACCAAGATACAACGGTCCATTCTTAACGACGTAGTTATTGTTGATAACTTATCGTCAGAATACCCTAAAGTGTTAAAGTTAACATCTTGTAACCCCGTACCTTCTAGTATCCATTTTTCAATAACTACCCCTGTTGGGTCTAACATCTCAAGGTCTACGTTTTTCTTGTAACCCGCAGCATAACCCATACGACCTGTAACAGATTCAGCACATAGACGAACCCATTCCATTAACGCTTGTGATGCCGAAGGTCCAATTGGGTCTCTGAATGTGACACTAATTTGACCCCAAGTAAATCTACCCGCAACATAAGTTTCTGTATTTAAAAATGGGATTGGAACTGATGTTATAGTTATATGTGGACGAGCGGAAGTTTCTACAAACCATTCATTTATACCTAATGTTGATGGAAAACGCATAATAAATCGGTTATTCCTTTTAGGTTCATACGGTATGGGCATTTTCATTAATAAATCAGCCATGTTTTCTTATTTTTTTTCTTTGTTTATTTTAGTTATATATAAATATTACTATAGTAATTTTTTTTATGTTTTTTAGTATTTCTTTTTTATTCCTCCAGCGGTGGAGTAAGTTGTTACTATATTCTCAGGGTCTTTTTCAAAATGTTGTTTCATTGTCTCAACATTTCTAATATCATCATCTGAAAATCCTATTGTTGGTTCAGGTACAAAATTATTACTTATCTCATTTTTAAAGAACGCTTTTTTACCAATCTCTCTTGATTTTTCTTTAATAAAAGAAACGAATTCTTCCATCGCCTTTATTTTTGCTTCTTCAGGACTACTTTCATTTCCCCCACCATAACTAACAGGATAAAACTTACATAAATCAAGATATTCTTTTATCATATCTATTTTTGATGTGTCCCCTTCCATACCCGCTAAGTCACGATACTTTTCTAAGTTTTTAACTAATTCGTCAGATGAAATACCTTTATGGTCAGATATAATAAGGTTATAACAAGCCTCTTTAAGAACTGAAGGTGTGTGTCCTCTTGCGGTAACAATTGCGAAGATTGACCCATTATTAATCGCCTCAACAAAGTCAGACCAAGCCGGTCCCGGTTTTGCTAACATAGCATCAATAATGAATTGTTTATCCCCCTTAACATTAAAGTTTTGGAATGGTTCTTCTCCGTATCCTACAATTTCCTCTCCTTTATATTTGAAATCTTCTTTACCTATAATTGAACGATAATGAGCGAAATCCTCAGTACTCATACCAACATTATCACCATCCTTATTTTTAAGGATAATTTTTGTCGGCATTGATGCTATGTTATCGTCCCAATCAAAAGCATAATACTTCATATCAGGAGATCCGGTCTCCGTAATACCTTCCATTACAGAGACCGTTCTTCTATTTCTTAAATTAATCATCATTTAACCAATTTGTCAATTAATCTTTCCAATTGTTTCTCAGTCAAAATTATTGACCTTGATTTATTTTTGGATTCTTTGACACTTTTTACCTTTTTATTATTTTCCATAAATATTAGATATTTTCGAATGATGCTCCTGTCGGAGTAATGTAGAATGTGATGTCGATGAATTCCAACGCTCTTGTTGGTTTAACATAAATTGATCCTACCAATCTATTATTATCCAAATCTTCAGGTGAGTTAGATACAGTTACTCTGAAATCGTATAAACCTCTATCTCTTCTGATTGAATCCAAGATTGGATTAACCGCATCTAAGAATTGTTGTCTTACAATATCATCGTTTTGTTCAAACAATAATCTTACAGAAACCGCAGATATCAACTTACGCGCTTGTAATAACAATCTTCTAACATTGATTCTGTCAAGAGCTGATTGTTTAACTTGTAGAGTTTTATTACCCCAAATTACAGTACCAACATCAGAGAATGTTGCGATTGGGTTAATTCTACCTTCATACAATACATCTCTATCTTCTTGTGATAGTTTCTTTCTTGCCTTAACCGCATTTACGATACCTCTTGTATAACCCGCAGTTGCGAACCAAGGGAAAGCGATATTATCAGTCAATGCTAAGTTTCTTGTAACCTCAGCAGTTGGTGGAATGTATATTTGTGTATTGTTAACCGTATCTCTTGTTAATACCCAAGGGTAGTAAGTAGCCGTGTAGTTAGAATCAATACCTGAGTTATATAGGTTATCAACCGCTTCTTGTGGTAGAATTTGATATTGGTCAATACCCGTTGTTGGTACGAATAAATTATAGTCAGGTGTTGTTACGATATAAATTGAATCCGCTCTGTCTAACTCAACCATTGAGATTGCGTTTTCAGTTAAGTTTGAATTATTAACATAATCAATACCAGGAGTAACAAATACATTTATATTTACCGCCTCAGGGTTTGCGAAAGTTCTTATACCCAATAGGTAAGCGTAGTAGTCGGTATTTGCCCAATCAACCGAGTTTTTATCTATGGTGATATTTCTAAATAATCCACTACCCGATGCGGTTGGGTATCTGTCGGAACTACACGCCCCTTTCTTATATCCAGACGCCCCTAATACGAATCTATCTTCATTTGTTCTTGATTCTCTGTATATATCCCAACCATCAAAACCACCATAAGGTAATACTGTGAATTTTCTTGCGTAAATTCTATAGTAAGGATTTGTTTGGTCCTCAGGATCAGATTGGAAAGTAGCGTCACCAACTTCAAATGCTGATGCTCCACTTGTCGCATAAGTATTTGATATAGTAACCGCACTTGCCTCTTTATCCATATGGAAACCTTTTGTTTGATAATTCCAATTGTCAAAATCATTAGTGGTACAGAAACTCAATGGAATTTGCTTACCTTTATATTCTAAGAAGTCAGAGTCAATACCTATCTTATCAGAGAAACCTAAATAAGTTCTTCTAACATTATCACCTGAAGATGTTGTTGAATTATCCGCCCCTGAAGCCGTTCCAAAAGGAGGATTATAAATAACTTCACCTGGAAAATTATATTTAGTTTTGTAGATTGCGAATGGTGGTATTGCCCCACTATATTCTCTCATAACATAACCTTCAAATCCGCAAGGAAGTGAGTCAACAGGTGCGTTTTCATTAACTTCAACCATAATGTATTTTGAAAGTAATGCGTATTCACCATTTGACGAACCAATTTTCTTAGCAACATAGTTATTAAGATTTGGATCCATTGAACAATTTGTATATTTTTCAATAACAACAGGATTTGAGTCTGTATCGTAGAAATCTCTAACCAACACATCAAATGTACCGTTTGCGAATGACATATTCGCCAATGAAATTTTAACTTCGGTGTTCGCTGCGTTACCGTCAGAAATTAATATGAATTTAAATAACTCATATATAGAGCTACCTCGTAATTCAGATACAACCCAAGGTGTTGATGGTGTTTGATATTTCTCTAAGTAGTTAGCAATTGATGTTACATCTAAACTTCTTGCGTCGTCTAAAGCAATTAAATCACAACTTAATCCTCTGATATACCCTTTATTGTATGCCCATCTTAACATTGATGAATATCTTTCTTCGACAAAGATTGGGTAGTCAGTTCTTGATTTATCAAAGTTTCCAATACCAAATACTTTTGTAAGGTAGTTTGAATTTGACTCATCCATTGAAGTTTCAAATTGGAAAGTTTGACTATTTTTAGTAATACCTGAAATCTTAAATGTTGAGAATGGATTCTTAGTTACCGCAGAATATGCTCCTGTACAAATCATAGTAACACCTGATGTCGCTGGTACTTGGTAAACAGGTCCGTTATCTGAACTGTAAGTTGCGATACCTCTTGATCTTAATGTGGACACAACAACATTGTCGTATTCTGTGAATGACACACCACTAAAATTTTGTATACCCACTAAAAGATTACTTTCCCAAAATGTAGTTCTATCAAATAAATTAATCCCCGTGTCTTGTGTGATATAAAAAGAGAATCCATTATATGTTCCATTACTATTAGTGAAAGTCGCATAATACCAAGGGTCATTTAGTGGACTTGTTAATGTATTACCTGACAATGGAATACTTGGTACGCCAAAAGCATTTGTTTCTCCGGTATAAGATGATAACCCATTATAAGTAGCATCTGTCGCCGAACCCCAATAAACAATTTTAGGTATGTCCGTATCCAATAATGGATTTGTTTGGACGTATCTAATTAAACTGAAAATCCAATTATTAATATCTTCTCTTATTGTTGATGTACTACCATCAAATAACTGATATGGTACGTCAATTAAATTGACAATTTCACTAGGGATTGATGCCAAATCAATATCATACGTGTAATTGGAGAATGATGTTCCTGTTGTTTCACCATTAGCGCTAAAATAAATTGATGGAGTTACAGTATTTGACCCTACCGTACCAACGGTTGACGAATCAACATTCGCAATTGTTGTTATTGACCAAGATGGTCCCGCATCATAACCAGATAATCCTAATATCCTTGATACGAATAATTGGTTAGATTGTTGTAAATATGATTTA